TTTTCCATTCCAGTCCCAACTAGATTATAGCCATTTAAATCGCCCATTGCAGTTCCGCTCACAGTTGAAACGGCTACTTCTACGCCATTTTCTGTGCCTGCGAGATAGTAAGCCCCATTGTAATCCTCAATGATTATTTGCGGTCTGCCATACGAAAGAATTTTTAACTGAGCCGTTGTGACTTTGTCTTGTTTCTTTAAAACAAAAGTTCCTGTTTGAGTCCAAAAACTCGTTCCATTATCACGAGAATTCTCGTTAACTTGGTCAAAGCTATTTTGTCCTTTTAATACGTACTCGTAAAAAGTAAGAGCCGCAGCAAATGCTGTAATCTCCCCTTCCGCTGAAAATGTTGCGGTGGTTAATAAATTAGGAGTATATGCTCCGCCTATCAGTATTCTGCGAATCCCACCTATTGAGTCCTTACATGGTTCTAATCGACCAGCTGTAATATCACATGCCATAATTTTTATGTTTTATAACTATCTGGGTATCAAGTAGTTACCTAATACCCTTTAAGTTAGTTAGTATTTATTTATAAAATAATTAAAGAAAAGCTTGTATATACTATATATATAGCTTATCTTTGTATTAAGCTGGTGTATAAAGCACAACATCCGCTGGAACTCCTATCTGGACAGCCGCTGTGAAACGAGCGATTAGTCTGAAATTTTGTGAACCATCTACAGGAGCCATGTCAATCGTGCGGACTTCGTTATAGTCTGATAATAAGCCAGTTCCAAAGAAAATATTACTGGTTTCGCAAATCATCATATACCCACTCGGCATCCCCATTGCCACAAAAACAGGCACTCCAGAAAAAGATAGCGCATCATTATTGAACCATTGAGTCCCTCTATTATCCGTACCATTTGCGCCAATAGTTGCTGAAAAACCTCCTAAAGCTCTTACGTAAAGACGTGCATTTTCAGGTGAAATAAATAATTTAAGATCTTGTTTATTATAGAGAGAATTTGGAATAGTATCTACAGCCTTTTGCATTTCATCAATTACATTAGCAGAAGTTAATCCACCAGCAGCAGCTCCAGCTACATCTAATACAGCAGAATCCGCAGTCGCGATTGTGACAAGTCCGTCAAATTCGCCAGCCTGTGCGCCGCCTAAATTACCTTGCCAAATGTTACTCTCAGTTTGTGCTGCTACTTTAGCCATAACATGCCCAATTAAATACTCTGAAAATGTTGCAGGGATCTCGTTAAAAGCTGATAGCCCCATAGAAATTGACTCCCACGAATTCAAAAAAGTTTGGGTACATAATTGCATATTAACTTGAAATTCAGATGGTTGAATTATAACCTCTGTTAATGTAACTGAAGAATTTGCTGTAAAATCACAACTACCAGCCGTAATTAAATCCGATCCTGTTTCTACTCGTTGAATAACGCTTTTATATTTTACATTAGGCATAACTGTTATTGCTCCAGCTTCAATTGTTGTAGCTGATAATAATCCTGCGGATATAAATTTTTGTGCCGATTCTCCAGCATAACTGCTCGTAATCGTAACATTTGTTGCTAAATCTGTTCTATTTGACATAATTTTTAATTTTTATTGTTAGTTGTTAAATAATTTTTTAAATACGACATCCTGTGTTGTCATTGGTCTACTTTGTGAATAAGTATTTAGCTTAACCTTATTTTTGTTTTCTGGGTTATGCTTAATAGTTTTAGGAGTTTCTAAGGATAATTCAGCTTGTACTGAAGCTTCTACTTTATCCGCTTTTAAATCTGAAACCGCATCTTCTAAATTCTTAATTCTAATTTCTAAGCCTCTCCAATCTTCAATATCGGCTACTTCCGCAGCTTCAACTTCTTCTACTACAGGAGCTTCTACTTCTTCTTCTACTACTTCTTCTTCAGCTTCTTTCATTTCAGCGATTATACCATCTTCTTCAACGATTAGCATCATGCCATCCTCTAGCATGTATTCCCCTGAAGGGACTGCGATTCTTTCATCTTCATCAGTTACGATAAAAACTTCATTACCAGCTTCAAATGCATCACTTTCGAATCTCGTTCCGTTTTCCAACTTACGTTCTTCTAGCTTAACATCTAAACCTAGTAAAGCTCTCACTTTTTTTAATTTGTCTGTTGACTTCATATATATAGTTATTAATTAATTACTTTTTTACTAAACCGAATTACTTTATTCTTGTTGTAATTTGTCTTGGTTTTCGGACATGATATAACCGCTATTGTTTTCCATTCTCATGAAATCCTCAAAGTTTTGTCCTGTTAAAGCTCCAATTCCTTGGTTTTGTAAATCTCCATTACAGCATTTGGAATTATAGGTTTTATCTTTACATAAACAGCCCCTACGCCCACCAACTGGAGATATTCTACTTTGTGTTTGTCTGGTTTTCCTGTTCGAGTACATCAATTATTTGTTTTAGGAGTTTATCGTCTTGACTATAATTATCAGTTTTGTTTTTCTTTAAACGATCTATAAAATATCCTTCTATAGAAAATCCCGAGACTAAATTTTGTTTCACTTGCTCGTTCCAAATAAAATCATTGTCGACTTTCATTGTTACCATCCAAGTTCCTAAAGGTAGATTTAAGCCGTATTTTCTGGATTTATCATGTACTTCATCTTCTATAAGCCATGATTCTACTATATTCATGCCTTCTAGTTTTTCCGATGCATGTTCTAATGTTGCCTGTCCCTGATTCCCAGCCTGTAGATACATTTGAGAGGCTCTAGCTACTGTCTCTTTAGAAAAATAAATGTAAAATTCTTCGTCTCCTGTTTTTCTATAAATAGTTTTATCTGGAATTAAGGCAGCTCCGATTAACAATCTTTTATCTTTGTCTACCTCTGCTAGTCTTACCTGTTCTTCGTTTTTAAGTGCGATAAACCCTTCTTCTATTGCAGGTGCTGAGACTATAGAAATGGCTTCTATTCCAGAAACTTCTTCGGTTTCGTCTATTATTAATTCAATTATTTGCATAGGCTTTTTTTAATAAACCTATTAAGTGGATTCCTGTTGTATTAACCGCCTAATGTAGCCCCTTGAATTATATTGTTTTGTAAGCTTTGGGCTGTGGTAACATCTTGAGAAACTACGAACGCTTGAACTGGTGCTTGTTGACCTAAAGCGGAAGCAATTTGATTCCCTTGACTTGCAGCCATAATATCAAAATCTGGTGTCTGTATGTTTGATATTACAGACGATGCACTTGGAATACTAGGAGTTGAAACACTAGCATTAGATCCGCCACCGCCTAAACCAGATGGTGGTTTTGGTGGTTTAGTAGATGCTATTTTTTTAACATTCCCAATTCCTGCGGCTATAATTGCCGCCGCTCCAATAAAACCATAAATACCACCTTGACCTAATGCTTTATTAGCTCCAGCAAAAGTGTCTTCTATTGCAGCCGCAATCGCAATGGCTTTACCAAATTTAGAATTCGCTCCTACTATAGAAACTATATCCTGTAATCCTTTTTGTAACTGCTCTCTTTTTGCGACAGCTACTTCTTTATCAATTTTTACAACTTCATTGGCATTAGTTTGCTGGTAATCTAACAGTTCATTATTTGCATCTATAAAGGCTTGAGTACCTTTTTTAAATATGTCTCTTTTTTGTGTGAGCCTTAATGTTTCGGCTTCATTTTCAAGTGCTAAATTAGCAAGAGTGGTTTCTAATCTAGTAACTGCATTTTCATCCATTTCAGCTTCAAACAATCTTAGTTCGTTTTGTCTTAAAGATGTAGCTTCATCATTTATTAAATCAAGATCAATTTTTTCTTTTAATAAAGCTACTCTATTGGATTCTTGTTCGGACATAAAACCTTCTATCTGAGCTTCAACAGCTTTGACTTCATTTTTGGCTTCTAGTAATGCTATTTGATTTTCATCACTTTTATTTTTATCAAATTGAGCCTGTGCGGAAGCTTGTATAAGCCTAGCATTTTCAAGCATTAATTTTTCTTGTTCTTCTAATTTTTCTTTTAATAAATCATTGGCTTTAATTCTATCTGCTATAGATATTAAATCATTGTCTCTAATTTGTCTTTGTTGTTCGGCTTGCCTGTCGTAATCTTCTATTAATCCTTGATTTGCTACCCTTGCTATGTCCGCCGATTTAGTTAATGCTACATTTGTCTTAGCGGTTTCAATAGCTGCCTTAACACTTATTTTTGAAACCCCATCAATTACATCTGTTGCAATATCTCCGAATTCCGTTACCGCTTCCCCTATATTAGTGGCAATACTTTTACCAGCACTTATGGCTTCGTTAGCGGTTTCTGCTAAACTCTGTTTTGTTTCTAAAATAGAGGCGTTTAGTCTTTTAATTGTTTCAGGATCTTTATCTCCAAAAAAGGATTCTTCCCACGCAAGCTGTGCCGATTGTAAGCCTAATTTAATGCCATCAAAAGCTATTTTTATAGGAGTTATAGCTAAAGTTAATAAGCCCTTCATAACCTCTCCTAGTGCATCAAAGTTTTCACTAGCTGAAGCCACGTTTTCATAAACAGAAACTATAACATCCGATACCTGCGCACCAATAATAGAGAGCGTTTCAAACACTATATTAAAAACATCCATTACTTTCTGGTTTTCTTTTAATGCAGTTACTAAAAAAGTAAATCCAGCAACGATTAAACCAATGCCAGCGGCTGCATAAGCCTTACCAATACCTTTAAATCCAGTACTTATTGCCTTTAAACCACCACTAGCAACTTTTTTACCAGCTTTTCCTACAGAAGTAATGCCTTTTTGTAGTGTGTTTAGTTCTTTTTTGCCTGTTTTACCAGTATCTTCTAATGCATCATTTACTTTGTTTACACTTGTAACTGCTCCTTTAGAATCGACATCAAATTCTAATACTACTTTTTCCATTTTATAGTTCTTTTAATTTGTTTATACCCTTCTTTTAATGTCTCTGGCATTTTGTTTTTGCCTTTAGCAATTTCAATAGTTTCATCTATACCACAGAAATCATCCATGTTTAATAATTTTAATATCATCATGTAAGTACGCTTGATGTATAACCACTTTGTTTAGTTATTAGTTCTAACTGTGTTTTATTAGTTAATAAATTAGTGGTTAAACTGTTTATAAAATATTCTTGTCCGTTAATAATAAATACATCATTTAATTCATAATTTAAGATTATGGATGTAGGTAATTGAGCTGTAAACTTTATGACTCTAGCCTGTTCTTCAAATAGTTTTATTATATACTGAGAATAGAATCTATTAAATAGACTATTTGTGTTAACTGTTCCTGTATATTCATCAAATTCAGTTCCAAAATTTAACGTATGGTTTCCATCACTAGATACATTTGATGGAGCGTTATAGGATTGAAAATTTGCGCTCAATATTGGATAGCTGCTAGAGTCAACTAAACGATTAAAAAATAAATATGGTTTACCTAGTGTGGTTTTGCTTTCCGCATCTACCCACCATGCAAAGACATTACCAGTTAATGCACCATTTTCATCTCTTGGATTTATTAGCTGACTTCTTTGTCCTTGTAATTGTAATTGAAAAGCTTGACCATCATATTTATCTGGTGCTGAATAACTTAAACCGCCAAAGTTTTGGCTAAATTGATTTAAGAATCTTAGACTGGTTTGTGTTACTGGTGGCGCATATTGAAAGTTAATTAAAGAATAGGGGATTGGGCGGTCAATATTATTGGTCTTAACATCTACGTATTCAGATATATCTCTAGTAATACCAGTACTCATAAAATCGTCAAAAGTTTCAACATATATTTTGTTGCTGCCCCTTTTGGTATATGCTGTTAAATTAAATGTCTTAAATAAAGTAGTCATAAAATCCAAAACCTTCATGTTAGGAATATAATCCTGCATAAATATATTATCTCCGAATGTAGTTTGGGGATATGTATAATCTCCTATTACAGTTCCAGATCCATCTAATAAGCTTCTACTTATTCTAATAGCATTAGAACTTAATCCCCCTGAATCTGCATTAAATCTAAATTCTAGATCGTAATTTCTATTGGTTAAAGTACCGCTTGTTAATCCTTGTAAGAGAATTTGAAAATTATTAGCTGGTGTTATTATAGTTCTATTTTCTAGCAGCTCATTTGTAGGCTTATCTTTTACGATTATTTCTAAATCTTTACCAGCTCCTGTGTTACAGGTAAATCTAATTGTGTATTTATAAATATTGCTAACAGGTAGTTTACCATTAACTAAAAAATTAGTTCCTGAAGTAAACGTAAAATTAGCAAAGGTTATTTTAGCTGATTTTTGTATTAAATTAACTCCAAATGTAGGGGGTACTGTTTGCGGCTGTGTTACTGGTGTTTTCTCTCTGTGTAACCACAAATACAATTCATCAAATACATCACTATTAAAAAAGCTAGTAATTCCAGTTTCATCAGTCATATTAAACTGTATGTTATATTGAGTCTGTATAGCTTCAATAATTCTTTTACATTTTAACGCTGGTTTAATTTCAGTCTTTAAATTATTAAAACTTGCATTGTGTAAATTAGGAGTTGTTATAGTATTAGAAGAATCATAACTATAGTAATTTTCTAAAGTAATTAAAGGAAACGTAATATTTCTA